GCACCTCCTCGCATGCGACAAAATGTCGCAGGGGTGCGACAAAATGTCGCAGGCAGCAATAGAGGTACCAAACGCAAATGGAAATTTGCGTTTTTTTTATTTTTAAATTATACTGCGACAAAAAGGAATCTTGACATATGCGGATTTATACAAAGATTTGGATAATCGTAGCCGTAAAATACTTTGAGGTTTCAAAAACATAACTAAAAAAATTTTGCAAAATTTTTTTTGGAATGCATTATGAATATTGATAAAGAAAAATTAAAAAATTTTGAAAAACTTCCTGCAGATGTAAGACGACAGTTTT